TGTTTTATTGTCTTTTGCCATGTTCTTTTTGTTTATGCTAAGGTAATAAAAAAGGGGAGGCTTTTTTAACCATCCCCCTCTTTCTCTCAACTCCTCCTCTAACCAAAAATATCAACCAATAAATTGATCCTCCCATTAAGATACAATCACAACGAGCGCAGAGTCTGCGGTTCCCCTTGTGGTCGTAATTCTTAGTTTATACGTTCCTGCCGTCAAGGCTACGGAACTAAATGTAATGCTTGTGTTCGATGCTACCGTTAAGCCGGTCTGAGAAACCTCAGCTCCGGTTACCTGGTTAACCCACTTCATAGAAACAACCGCAGAAGAAGCTCCACCTCCGTAGAAGTAAGTTCCTGTGATAGTTTCAGCGTCACCGCCAGCCGTGCTGATTGCCTGATCAGAAATGTTCGTGATCGTAGGCAATGCTGCGTATCCTTCAACAAGTGCCAATGTAGCAGCGTAGTCAGTTACGAAGATGGTCTGAGGCAGTAAAGGTTCAAATTCACCTTCCAAAGTAGCAAGGGAAATGATATATCCGCCTCCGTTTGCGTTCGTGTCACGGGCTACACCTGGAACAATCTGCATTCCTGAGCCTAATCCGTAAACCTCGAAAGAGTTTGCGTCCTTGCCTTTGTTTTCACAAATGGCTACTAATCCTTCAGACTTGATCAACCGTTGTAGGTTGTTTTTCTGAAGCTGACTGATGTCGTAAACTACGAAATTCAGGTTGTGCTTAATCTGGTTCCCACCATTTGAAGGAGCAATTATCTCCTGAGTTGGTTTTACGTCCTGCTTAAACCCGTTGAATACGTGGAAAACGGTATTGCTTGCAAATGTTATAGCCGTGATCAGGTTAGGCGTTGCTGCCGAAAGCGTCACAGATACAACATCACTGTAATTTGCCAGTAACAACCTGGGCCGTGTACCGGCCTTTAATGGTGTTAAGCAATTTGGATCTGATCCGATTGTAATTGTTCCGCATCCCATATTAAGCCTGGATTTCTCTGTTTGTGATTCTTAAATTAGTCCCGTCATAAATTGCCGAAACGATTGCGTCTTTGTTTGCTGGTACGGTTAGCGTTCCAGAAGAAACGAAACCTGTACCGAACGTTACAATTCTCTGAGTGCCGTCAGTTGAAAAGAAGAAATTAACCCTCTGAAACTGAAGTAATCCTGGAAAAGTAGCGTTTATAGTCATTGCGCCTGTAAGTTGAGCGTAAACAACGTTTAGCTCTAACCCTTCAGGTGCTGCCAGAGCCGGTGTACTTGTCGCTGCGTAAGATAACGACACTCCAACGGCTCCCTGGTATCTTGTTACTGTAGGTACTGCCATACCTTAAGCATAAATTTCGCGTGCGTAGATGCAGATCGATGTTCCGTCATAAATGCCGCGACATCTTGCGCCTTTATCGGCTGGAATCGTTACGGTTCCTGAAGCCTTAAAGCCGGTTCCGAAAGTTACAATCCGCTGCGTACCGTCTGCCTCAAAGACAAAGAGAACTTCGTCCCATTGGGTAAGGTTTGCCAGTGTGGTCGCTGCGTTGATTGTCATTGCGCCCGTTAACTGAGCGTAGTTGAAAATCTGAAGAGCCGCACCTGTTGCGAATAAAGGAATTGAAGTGGCTGCGTATACCTGAGAAACAGATTTCCGACCCTTAACTGCGTAAGTGTTGTTATCTGATGCCCCGTTGCCGACTGTGCTTACTATTGCTGTTGCCATATTTTTTTAATAATTAAGAACCTACGTAAAGAACTGTTTCGGAATCGTTGCTTGTGTTCGCGTCCATCTTGAACTTAGCAAGCAGGAAGAACAGTTCACCTTCAGGGCGAAGTCTTTCGATCTTGAAGTTCTCAACGTCACGTTGCTTATCTACTGCTGCGTAGAATTGTGAATCAGTTCCGTTTGTTGCTACTGCTCCCAAAATTGTGTTAGCCGGGAATTGGCTATAGTGACGGATTTTTACATTACCGTACATTTCATCCGATGCACCTTGTGGCTCAGAGCCCTTGGTTGATAATGCCCGGTCAGCCTTCAGGTAAGTCCGGAAGGTAGACGTAGCCATGTGCAGGTAAAAATCAGGGTTCTCGAATAACGCATCAGGGATAGCAGCGATAACGTTTTCAAAAACCGTCATTACGTTTGCTGCACTGATAACCCCGATGTTTGTTACATCGATGTTAGTAGACGAAGCAATCGCGCGGGTTACGTAACCGTTGAAAAAGTTCAACCGGGTAGAATCCGCGAGGGTAGTATCACCCTGCCAGAGCAATTTACCGATTTGTAATTGTGCTTGCTTCAGCACAACGTCCGCGAATGTCTTCTGGATTCGTGGATCTAAAATTTTGTCAGGCAATGCGCCTTTAGGCTGGAACTCACGCCACACGTTTTCAAACAAACGCGGGTTAATATCCGGGATAAAAATCATCATGTTAGCCGGTTCCAGAGTTGCCTCTGACCAGGTAACGGTTGCTGATTTTGTGGTCGGCATGGCCTCGTTTCTGATGATCGGGTTTGCACTCGATGTCATTTTAGCGATGGAGATTTTCTCCTGTACGTCTTCCATGACATACACTGAGCCTTTATCAAAAGCCTCGTTGCCTACGACTGCTTCCGTGATAATGTAATCAAGTACACTACCATTGAAATTGCTTGTTACTACTGGACTTGCCATACCTTATTTTGCTTTATTTTTTTCTGCTCTTTCCTTCTGAACTTGTGCGATTGTGCGGACGGTGTAAGCCTCTCCTTTAGGAGCCTGGATTACTGCTTTTTTAGGAGCAACTCCGAGCTTAACGTCTTTCTTAATTGCCTGAATGTCAGCCTTATACTTCTCTTCAAGTTCCGCTTTAACCTTTGCCACTGCTGCGTTAACGACTTCTTTAATCGCTTCCTCAGTCACAACTTCTTCCTCTTCCATTTCCTCCTCTTCGGTAAGCTCTGAAACTTTGCCTCCTGCGATTGTGATCATCTGACCGTTTTCGGCAGGGTAAACACCGTCTGCAACTGGTTCCGCTGTAGGCTCTCCGGCTTCGTCAACCATGAAAGCTGCAACACCAACGGCCAAAACATCGGCTTCAATCCAGAACTGGCCTGAATCTCCTGCGAGTTTTACCATTACGTTTTGCTTGTCATTAACCGGGATAGCTGCTTTTGGGGCTACTCCTTTTTTCTTTTTATCATCCTTACCTGGGAACATTTGCTCAACCAATGCAAGGAATTGACCTTTTAGGGTATCGTCCTTTTTAGGTGTTGTACTCATATTTGTTTTGATTGTGTTAAATGCTGCTACTTTTTTCTTTGCCGTGCCGAACTTGAATTTCAAGCACTGATCGGCAGTAAGGCCGGTTTCAATCTTCATAAGCCCGTCTATTCCAACGTCTCCGATAGTATTGAACTCAGCGTAAAACTTGCGTAAATCCTTCTCAACTTCGTCTAATGAGTCTGCATGAGCGCGTAATTGATCTGCATCGCCTGTAACCTTTTCCTGAAATGGATTGTGAATCCAAAACTTATAACGGTCATCGACAATCCGATTAACTCCTGCTAAAAATATCTTTGTTGAAATTGATCCTACAAGGCCGTCCTGAATTGTTGTTACCGGACGCTTAGATTTATTAAGGCTTTGTAGGTAGTCGTAAATTGAATTGCCAACGTCAACAAATCCGCCTGGACTGTTTATTGATACTTCAAAAGAAGTAGCTTCTGGGAACGACTCAGCCTGTTCGATCACATCGAGCAATTCAACGCCCTTGTGAAACTTCCCTGTCTCATCTACATAAGACGGGCCGATATGACCATGTATAGAAATTTTCCCTATCACGGTTATAAATTTCCACAGACTTTAAAGAATTAGTGGTGGAGCGATTATTCCACTACTTGATTTACAAACTTTACCGCGGTCATTATGGTATCTTTTGAACAGCCGCATTCATCTGCTGCGAACTCATAAGAACGGTTCCTGCTGTGTCCTTTCGCAAGATATGCCTCGAAAACAAGGTTGTACCGGAAGTAGGTTATATGATTTATACACACCAATCCAACCTTAAAA